TATTGCCAAGCGGCTAGGCCTTCCTTTGGAACGCTATGCTCGTGAGGTCGCAATATTAAGAAGGAATGAAAATGGCTGAACAAATTCGTGAAAAAAGAGCTACAGAGTCCCGTGCAAGTTTTGAGCGCCCTTCGAAATGGGCTCCCGCTTCGTTGCTGCCAGATCCCGAACCAGAAGCTGGTTGGGCATTCAGGTGGATTCGCCTTGCTAATTTAAACAATCCTGATCCGTCAAACATTTCTTCAAAATTACGCGAAGGTTGGGAGCCTGTCAAATCCGCAGATCAACCCCGACTCCAACTGTTGAGCAACCCTAACGGGCGCTTTCCAGATGGAATTGAGATTGGTGGACTGTTGCTTTGCAAGACCCCTTCTGAGTTTGTTGACCAGCGGAACGCCCACTATCAGAAAATTTCTGACGGGCAGATGCAGTCAGTAGACAACACCTACATGCGCGAAAGCCATCCTAAGATGCCTTTGTTCAAAGAACGAAGCTCTGAGGTAACTTTCGGAAGACGGTAATTAAATTTTTTGGAGACTTAAATGTCAACTACCAATGCTCCCTATGGGCTACGCCCCATCAATCGTAACGACGGTATGCCTTATGCCGGTGCTACGAGTCAGTATTTGATTAACCCAACCAGCGGCGCTGGAACTAACTTGTTTTATGGTCAAGTAGTTCTCATCGATGCAGACGGTTATATCGCTTTGTCTACCGCTACTGGCGCAGACTTGACTACCAACAACCTTGGTGGCTCTAGTATTGGTGCTTGGGGCGTGTTTGTTGGTGCTTCATACATCAACTCACAAGGCCAGCAGATTTACGGCCAGTACTACCCCTCCGGCACAACCGGCGTGGTGACTGCATACGTGATCACTGACCCTAACGTTACTTTCCAAGCTCAATTGGATGGCCAAGTAACTCAAGCCGCTCTTGGCGCAAACACCTTCTTTGCTGCTGCACAGTCTACTTCTACAGGTTCTACCCGTACAGGTAACTCTACCAGCGCCTTGGAGAGCACAGTTGTAACGACTGCCGCTGCGTTCAAGATCATTGGTTTCGCCTCCCCATTGACCGACACATACACTGAAGTGCTTGTGAAGTTCAATCCCGGCGCTTCTGCTTTCACTAACGCCGTTGGCATCTAAGGAGCTAAATCATGGCTATTTCACGCGCACAACTACTTAAAGAGTTGCTTCCCGGCCTGAACGCTTTGTTCGGCCTTGAGTATGCACGCTACGGCGAAGAGCACAAAGAAATCTACGAAACAGAGACTTCTGAGCGTTCTTTTGAAGAAGAGACAAAACTGTCAGGCTTTGCTGCTGCACCAGTCAAAAACGAGGGTTCTGCCATCGCTTATGACAATGCACAGGAAGCATTCACTGCACGTTACACCCACGAAACCATTGCGATGGGCTTCTCCATCACAGAGGAAGCAGTGGAAGATAACTTGTATGACAGCTTGTCTTCACGTTATACCAAGGCTTTGGCCCGTGGTATGGCTTACACCAAGCAGGTTAAAGCCGCTTTTGTGTTGAACAACGCCTTTTCTGGCGGCCCAACATATGGCGACGGCGTGGTGCTTTGCTCTACCGCTCACCCCTTGGTTTCTGGTGGCACGAACAGTAACACTCCAGCTACTCCTTCCGACTTGAATGAGACTTCTCTTGAGAATGCCGTTATTCAGATCGCTGCTTGGACAGATGAGCGTGGTTTGCTGATTGCTGCTAAACCTAGAAAGTTGATTGTTCCTCCAGCTTTGATGTTCGTGTCTACACGTTTGCTTGAAACCGAACTCCGTGTTTCTACAGCCGACAATGACATTAACGCATTGAAGAACAATGGTTCAATCCCTGAAGGCTACACCGTTAACCACTATCTGACAGATCCCAATGCTTGGTTCCTGTCTACAGATGTGCCTAACGGCTTAAAGCACTTTGTACGTACCCCCATGTCTACTGGCATGGACGGTGACTTTGATACCGGCAACGTCCGTTACAAAGCCCGTGAGCGTTACAGCTTCGGCGTATCTGATCCTTTGGGCATCTTCGGTTCACCCGGAGCCTAATAGGCATCAAAAAAAAGAAAGGGGCTTCGGCCCCTTTTTTTGTTGCATTGGTTTAAACACAGTGGTATAAACATGTTAATCCGGGCTTATCCGGTGTTCTGACAGTCCCGGCTGACGACATGCAGACAGAACACCCAAACTTGCATGTAAGGAATACATCATGGCACGCACTACGTTTCAAGGCCCAGTTCGTTCATTGGGCGGCATCTATCAACAAGGCCCAGCGACTATTGTTGAAATCACAGCAAGCACCACATTAAGCCCAGAAGCTCATGGCGGTCGCATTATTTCTGTTGGTGGCACATTGGCTGCTGCACTGACTTTGACATTGCCAGCCATTAACACATCGGCTAACTCCGTCACATCTGGCCCCGGTCAAGACCCAAGCACAGCAAACAACGAAGGTGTTGTTTACACCATCTGGGTTCCTACAACAATCGCCACTAGCTCGTTGAAGATTGGCACTAACGGTACTGACAAGTACGTTGGCACAATTGTGATGAACGACGCTGATACTGACGGCGCAGCATTGGTTGGTTTTAACGCCGCTGCTGCTAATGACTTCATTAACCTGAACGGTACTACCACTGGTGGTGTTGCAGGTTCATGGGTTCAAATCGTTGCCATTGCCGCTAACAAGTACATGGTCACTGGCATGGTGTTAGGCACAGGCACTGTTGCCACGCCATTCGCTAACTCCTAATCAACCCAAGGGGCTTCGGCCCCTTTTTTAAAGGAGATTGATTATGATGCAGACAGATGTAATCGGTAAAGATTGCGTAGCTAACGCAACTACTACCGTGTTCAATGGACGCGCTCGTTTTAAAGGCATTTGGTACAGCACCTCTGGTGCTACCAGTATTGCTGTCAAAGATGGTGCAACTACATTGTTTACTTTTATTATTGCGGGGCAAGCTTCGGATGACATTTGGATTCCGGGTGAAGGCGTACTTTGTGAAACAAGCTTGCTTGTAACAATTGGTGCTAACTGTACCGCAGTGGTGTTCTATGGCTAAGTCTCCAGCATGGCAGAGGAAAGAAGGCAAGTCCGAGAAGGGTGGTTTAAACGCCAAGGGACGGGCCTCCGCGAAAGCGCAAGGCATGAACTTGAAACCTCCCCAGCCGGAAGGCGGCTCACGGCGCGACTCCTTTTGTGCAAGGATGAGTGGCATGAAGAAGAAGTTAACAAGCGCCAAGACAGCCAACGACCCGAATTCACGGATCAATAAATCTTTGAGGGCTTGGAATTGTTAGATCTAAACACCGCATGGTCTGCTATTCTGTCTTTAGTGATGGGATTGTTTGCCTACATGATGAACGAAAAGTTCAGGGAGCTTGCTCGTATAAGCATTCTCTTAAACAAGACACGCGAGGAGGTTGCCCGTGATAACGTTACTCAAGCAGAAGTGGATCGCATTACAAACCACATTGATCAACGCTTTAACAAACTTGAAGCAAAGATTGACCAGCTTATTCAAGCGGGGAAATAATCATGAAACATAAAGATGTCAAGATGGACAAGGCCATGATGCAAAAGGCTGTTAACAAACATGAGAGCCGATTGCACAAAGGTAAACCCATGACCAAACTTGCAAAGGGTGGTTACACCCGTGCAGCAGACGGCTGTGCTACTAAGGGTAAAACCAAGGGCACAATGATTACCATGAACAAGGGCGGAATGGCCTGCTAAGGAGTTGATATGGCTACCAAAAAACCAATGAAGAAGTTTAAACGCTACGAAGGTGGCGGCGAAGTTATGGGTGAAATGGATCCCATGGAAGCCGCTGCTAAAAAGCGTGGCCTAGAGATGTCAAACAAAGAAGCTCCTGTAGGCTTCTTTGAGCGTATCCGCATGGGAAATATTGATCAGCCCGGTTCAGAAGCATACAACCGTTTTGGTGCTGGCCGTGGCCGTGATCGCGGTGAGGCGGTATCGGTTAATCAACCTATGCCCGCAGCCCCTGCTATGCCTGCCGCTTCTTCACGTCCCTTGTCTGATCCTATGTATGCAGACTACGGCTCAAACACTAGCTCAAGTGAAACAATTAAACCCACACGTCCTGCGGCCACCAAGCCTGTAGTGCCTGCTAAACCCGCTGCCACGCCAGTTCCTCCGTTGCGTAATACTGGCCCCAACCGCAGTGACTTGGCCAATAAGCCTCCTGCATACGCAGGCCCATTGCGCGGTATGCGTAGCGATGCTGGTACAAGCCCTCCCGTTGCTACGCACGGTGGCCCTCGTGATGAAGAAAAATCTGCCGCCGCTAAGATTCCCGGTCAATCTACTAAAGCACCTCAAGGCGAAAAAATTAACTCTTCAGAAACTAGTCGTAATGTTGAAAATGCAATGAATGCATTAGGCGTTACTGCCGGTATTGGCGCGGGTGCGGCTGGCTTATATAAATTGCTTAGGGGTGGCAAAAAAGCCGCATCAAAAGTCTCTCCAGCCATAAAAGAAATTGGAATGGATAAGAAAAGATTGAGCGGCCCACGTAAAGATTCGGACGTAACCGATGTCACCGCCAAGAAGCGTGGCGGTGCAGTGAAAAAGTATGCCTCCGGTGGAATGGTTTCATCTGCGTCTAAACGTGCTGACGGTATTGCCACAAAAGGCAAGACTCGTTGCAAAATTTGTTAAGGAACTATCATGAGACGTAGACTTGACGATAAACCAAACTCTGGCGGAGGGGGTGGGTATAACATCCCACAATACACCGGTAAAAAAGCTGACAATACTATGAGCAATATTGCTGCGGGCATGGGTATTCCAGCCGGTATTGCTTTAGTTGCAAGCCGAGTTGGAGAGGGTGACCGCAATGCTGCCCAACGTGAGAAGGCCGCTGATGCTAAACGTGAATCTGACGCTGAAATGAAGCGTGAGTCTCGTGGAGTGAAAAAGCCTGCTAACTTTGGTGTTCTTGAAGAAGCCAAGCAAGAAGTGAAAGACACCCAAGATCGTGAGAAGATTAAATCTATGGGTTACAAAAAAGGCGGTTTTGTTCGTGCTGCCGATGGTATTGCTCAACGGGGTAAAACCCGTGGAAAGATGTGCTAAATATGATGGCAAGCCGTGGAATGGGAGCAATGTCTCCAAACAAAATGCCCAAGGGTGCTAGGAAGGCACGCAAGGATGATACTGACTTTACTCAGTTTGATGAAGGCGGCGAAGTTGAAGGGGCAGCCAGCGATGTTAAGTTTGGTGTACAACGTCCACGTTTAAACCTTAAACAAAAAGAGTTGTCAGGTCGTTTAACTGCCGAGAAGCAGTTGGGTGATAACACTTCTTTGCAAGGTTATTTAGATGGCGGCCTAAACAAGCGTGGCCCAAATGTCAAAGGCTTTGGCGTTAATCTAACTCATAGGTTTGCTAAAGGTGGGTTAGCCAAACAAGCTGCAACCGCTATTGCTATGAAAAAAGCCGGTATTAAACCTAAAAAAATGGCCACAGGCGGATCTTTAAAAGAAGTTGACTCTGGAGAAAATCCGGGTTTAGCCAAGTTGCCAACCGACGTGCGTAACAAAATGGGCTACATGAAAGATGGCGGGCCTATTGGCTTGTATGCCAATATTCACGCAAAGCAAAAACGTATCGCCGCTGGGTCTAAAGAGAAGATGCGTAAGCCCGGATCTAAAGGCGCACCCACTGCTCAGGCTTTTATCCAATCTGCAAAGACTGCTAAAAAATGACAACTACCGGCTCCACCCTCTTTAATCTTGACTTCACGGAAATTGCCGAGGAAGCATGGGAGCGTGCGGGCAGGGAGATGCGTTCAGGCTATGACTTGCGTACAGCACGCAGGTCAATGAACCTGATGACCATTGAATGGCAGAACCGTGGCATCAATATGTGGACGATGGAGCAGGGCTTTATCAACCTGACTCCCGGTCTGGCTACATACGCCCTGCCTACAGACACAATTGATCTGTTAGAGCAAGTGATCCGTACAGGCCAGAACTCATCCTCCACGCAGGCTGACCTCACAATCACCCGTATTAGTGTTTCTACTTATGCGACCATACCGAACAAACTACAGCAAGCACGTCCAATCCAAGTGTGGGTTCAGCGGCTTTCTGGACAAGTTAACCCAACAGATGCAATCTTGGTTGGAGCCATCTCCTCCACGGATACCACGCTCACGCTTAACACGGTGGTTGGGTTAGCTGGATCAGGCTTTATCCGTTTAAACAGTGAAGACATCTACTACACCTATATCTCAGGGAATACCCTTGGTGGTGTATTCCGTGGACAGAACAATACAACGGCAGCCTCACAAGCAGATGGAACTGCGGTGTTTGTTCCTCAGCTTCCTGCGGTCACTGTCTGGCCTACGCCTGATAACAGCACGTCTTACCAGTTTGTTTACTGGAGACTGCGCCGGGTTCAGGACGCTGGCGCTGGTGTAGAAACAGCAGACATGAACTTCCGCTTCCTGCCATGTGTAGTGGCTGGTCTGGCGTACCACATTGCTATGAAAGTGCCTGAGTTGATGCCTCGCCTTGAGATGCTCAAAGCTGCATACAACGAGCAGTTTGATCTAGCAGCCGGTGAAGACAGGGAGAAAGCCGCAATTCGGTTTGTGCCCCGTCAGCAGTTCATTGGTGGGAGTATGTAATGAGTAACAGGTTTGCATCCGGCAAGATAGCGATTGCTGAATGTGATCGGTGCGGCCAGCAATACCAGTTAAAGAAGCTTAAGACTGAAGTCATTAAGCAACGTCAGTATCAGTTGTTGGTGTGCCCAGAATGCTGGGATCCAGATCAACCGCAGTTAATGCTAGGAACATTTCCAGTGGATGATCCGCAAGCTCTACGCAATCCGCGTAGGGATACAACGTATGTCACCTCAGGTGTAAACGTTAGCGGTAACCTGTCTGGTGGTTCAAGAGACATACAGTGGGGCTGGCAGCCAGTTGGTGGAGCCAGTTTAAATGATGCAGGATTGACACCAAACTACTTGGTGGCAACGACATTTGTTGGTACAGTAACAATA